TGCGAATTTGTGACTGCAGGGATTTGAGGCAAATTCTGCTGCCAACCTTTGTGATCGTCTAACGGCCCAGAGCGCCCTCCAAACCATTTTGAAAAGAATCGCATCGAATTACCTCTATAAAACTAGCGGGGCCTTACTGCTGACGCCCAGATATTCGTGTTCGACATCAAACTGTAATGCCTGATTTATGCACATGATTAGCGCTACCATACCGTCAATCTTCTGTGCTGGTGTTTCCTTGCGCGGATAAACATTGTCTTTAGCATCAAGGTGCGCTACAAGATTTGAGGCCATCCACTCAAAAACAGGATCGCCGTCAGTGTGCAAACGTCTTGTATAAACAAGAGCCTGCATCTGTTTCATTGGCTCTGAGAAATTGAGCACGGTCGGTTTCAGTTCGACCATGTTCAATCCCTCCTGCAAAAGTGCCGAAGCAAGCTGATATGCCTGCCACGGGTCGAAAGCAATAGCAAGAGTCTCGTAGTGCTGAGCATCTTCAGCGATGTAATGCTGTATGCTCTCCAAATCATTGATGGCGCCTTCTGTTACGTGCAGAAGCCCTTGTTTCTCCCATCCCTGATACTGAGCATTGCTTGACTCCCGTACCTTATCGGATGGAAGCCAGAACTCTGGGAATGTATAGAAATGCACAAGGCCGTCATCCTCTTCTCTCCAGAAGAGTCGCACCACGGCACAGATATCAGTCTTGGCCGCAAGGTCAATTCCATAGATGCACGGACAGCCCTCAAATTCAGAGAGCGTTACATCAGGTCTATAGCACCTGCGCCATTTGTCCATCTGGAGAAAGGCGCTGTCTGCATTGCACCATACGTCAAGATGCTTGGTCTTGTAGTTGTTCTCAGCGCTTGGATCTGTGAGAGCCATCGTCAGGGCTGACATAATAGTCTTAGGCATAACCGAAACATTCCAGTTGGGATTAGCCTTTTGAGCTGCTTCCTCTGTCTTCCAGTCGTCTCCTTCATCAAGCGTGTAAACCACCCCGAACTGTGTCGGCTGTTTAACGCTGCCGTTCAAGACCTTGAGCACAAACGACCGCACCTCGTAGCAGATACCTGCTAAATCAAAGCCTGCGGTTGTAATTACCCATAACAGAGGCTGTGAGCGCTTACCAATGGAGGTCTTAACCACGTCGTAGACTTCACGGTTTCTGTGGGCGTGAAGCTCATCAATAATGCCGCAGTGAGTGTTCAGACCGTCGAGTGTGGAACCGTCAGCGCTCTTGGCCTGAAACTTTGAATTGGTACCTGGTACAACCATGGCATTAGCCAGTACGTTGAGCCCGTAGGCATCACGCAGATCTTTGTTTCTGCGCGCCATATACTGCGCATCGCCAAACACAATTTTTGCTTGATCTCTGGTAGTCGCAAAGGAGTACACGTCTGCGCCTTTTTCATTGTCAGCGCACAACATATACAGGCCAATGCAACTTAGCAAAGTTGATTTACCGTTCCCTCTAGGAACTTCAATGTAGATGTCCTGAAAACGACGGTAGCCTTTGTCATTGAGCCAGCCAAAAACTGTAGTCAGTATGAAAACCTGCCACGGTTCAAGGCAGATGTTCTCTCCGGCTTTCGGGCCTTTGGCATGGGTAAGCAGTTCACAGAACCTGCAGATACGTGCTGCGGCTTTCTCATCAAAGTGATACTCCCACGTACGAGCCAAATCATCTTTCTGTCTCTGACAAGCCTGTTTAACATAGATACACGCAGGAATGCTCCCCGTCAAAACATCTTCAATGTACTGATTGGCTATTCTGATATAGTCTTTCATTTCTCGAACTGACAGCGGTTAGGAAACTCTGTCCTCAAATATTGATTCAGCAGCGGATATTCGGAGCCGTTGCCTATGACGTTGTCAAAGACTGACAGCCAGCCTTCCTTAAGGTCTGACCATACCAGATCTCGGTCGGCGGAAATCTTCACGTCCCTGATTTTTCTAGGCTCCGGCAAATCCGGATCATGTGCCATATTGCTGTAGATGGTGCGCTTCATCAGCACATCACTGGTACCGCGGAACCACTTGAGCAGACTGTGTTCATACACTTCAAGGAAGCGGTGGCGGTTGATTATCATAGGAGCGTGAACTTCATAGTTGATGAAGGTAGGCGAGTGCATCAGTATCAGCAGCGCCTGTGCAAACTTGAAGCCTTCTCGCCACTGAGAGTTCTTCTTGTCCTTGAAGGACTGAATCTTCTCTTCAATTGTACCGAGACACAGATTCAGGGTTGTCCGCCAGTTGTTCACTTCACGCAGGGCGACAAAGTCGTCGTTCATGAGGATGAACTCATTGGAGATTTCATCGCACTGGCAGGCAGTAAGCACATTGAGCGTACTGTTCTTCCACTTTGTAGAAGTCTGTACCGTTGGCAGAAACTTAACATTCTGCGTCCAGGAAGGCTGATAGCCTACAAACCATATATTGCGGAATCTGCAGAAGCGGGATACTGAGCGCAAAGAATACTTCAAATCGGTATTCTTTTCGTCTGCCTTGAGGATGTAGACAAGGTCGTAGTCGTTGTCGTTCATAGATCTACAAATCCGTTCTTTGGATCTTCTTTCTTCTTGATGGAAACCTTGGAGCGCGAAGCCGGAGTGAAGCCAAGCTCTGCAAGATAGCGAAGCAGCAGTGATTTTAATTCGTTCTGCTGAGCAAGTGCCTTATTCGCCATACGTCTTCCGGTCTTCTCATCTTCAACGAAAAGTCCGTAGCGCTGAATCTCTTCTTCGCACTCGATAATCTTGGCCTGCGTGTCCGCCCAGGTGGCCAGCACTGCAAAATCAAGACTGGTCAGCATCTCTTTCGGTGCCTGTGCAACTGCAAACTTCCACATCTCCTGAGCAACCTGACTCAGATATGAAGGAGGTTCAATCTGCTGCAGAAACGTGTCCGGCACGGGCTCGTTGAAGTTGGTGCGACACTTCTGCAAGGTGCCTTGTAACTTCTTGATTGCTGTAGGTTTTCTAGGTCTTGCCATAGGATTTATTATCAGCTTTTTGATGTCGCAAATAGCCATTTGATTTATAAGGCTATTTTTTAACGCAATTTTGCACGTGCTTGTAAAAAACTTGGCGGGCGGTTCCGAAGGTGTCCCCCCTTTATTTTTGACTCCCCCCAGGGGTTACTGCGTTACCAAAGCCGCCGTCTTCTTTCACGGTCTTGCGTGAATGGCATTCGTGACACAGTGCCTGCAGGTTGTCTTCATTCCAGAACAGATCTTTGTTTCCTTTGTGCGGAATGATATGGTCAACTTCGGTGGATGCTGTCAGTCTGCCTTGTCTCTGACATTCCACGCACAGAGGATGCGCTTTCAGAAATGCCCGTGACAGTCTGAGCCATGCATTGGTGTAACCACGCTGAGAACGGGTGCCGCGATAGCGATCATACTCATAGCCGTCCTTTAAATGTTCTTTGCAGAATCTCTTTCCTGTCTCTGCGTAATTGCGGCATCCTGGATGCTGACATGGTCGAGCGAATGGAGAAGGCATATAATCTATTTATCAATCATAGGAGGGAGTCTTATGTCTGATTCTGCAGAATACACAAAAGTATTGAAAAGCTTATCTCACATCCTGAACAATCCTGAGTTTGTAAAAACTGTAAAGGACGTCAGCCAAAAAGCTCAGCCCCTTGTTCAGTTTCAGAAATTAATAAACGACAGCCTGTCAGCTCCGGGGTTCGATATTTTCAGAAATGGCTTTATGCCTTCACCTGAAGCGATAAAAAGAATGTCCAGAATAGAGGACGGCCTTAAGAATCTGCGGGCATTGGACAACTTAACTCAGTCAAAATTTTTTGTATATTACAGAGAAAGCAAACTATCTGTTGTAACCAATATACTGAGCGATTACGCTAATCTTTCGCTTACAGAAATTCAAAACAATATCAGTCTGCTGCATCTGAACAATAAGCAAAAGAAAGAACTAAAACTGGTCAAAGCCGATTATTCTAATTATGTCTTTAGTGTTTTGATTTCTGTCGCTGTCTCTGTTTATTTTCAGCTTTTCCCTTTAACTCCTTTAAATAAGGAACCAGCACCTCCAGAACCTTCACTAGCTCAAGTGCAAAAATGCCTCCAGATGCAAATGTCAAAAGAAAAAGACGAATCATCAGCCATTGACCATGACATTCCGTCAGTAGACTCCAATAGCAATAAAGAGCATGACAAAACAGAGAAAGGACAATAATTGAAACAATAAATCTTGTCATTTCTAAATCTCTAAATTGTTTAACTCAGGAATTTTGGTTTAGCCAAATACTTTCAGATATAGCAGTGTGCCCAGACCACCAAGACAAAACGAACCAGCAGCAGTCCACCACACAAACTCAGGAAACGGAGAAAACGCCAGACAAGGACGCAGACAGAATAAGTAAAACAAACAACCCGCAATAGCTAAGCCCAGTAGCTCAATAATTAAGGTTTTCATCTCACTGATTCCTGATTGATTCGTACAGGCTCACCAGATGTCTGAAGTGGTTCTGATTGATGTCACAGTCTCTTGCAACAGTCATTTGCCGTTCAAATAATCGTTGAAGGCTTGCTCTGTCCGGGCAATCGCATTTGACTGCTGATTTGCTCTGTCCTTGATCTCCTGAGGTAACTCCGGAAGCTGTGGACACGTTTTGACTGCTATTGGCATTGGAGTGCTGCAGCCAGTGAGTGTTAAGCACATCAGTGAAGCTAGAGACAGCAGCAGAATAATCTGCATCAATCTTAGAAGTGTCTGAGTGCAACTTAGTCTGTAGCTCTGAAACCTGTGCATTGTAACGAGCCTCCATGTCTGCCTTTGC